ATTTGGACTTTTCATGTGTAGAAATTTAATCTTATCACCTTCTTGTATGAGAGGATACTTACTAATTAAATTGTTCTCTCTAAGAATGTGATTATAGAGTATTGCACCCTTTACATGAATGGGAGCTCCCTTCTTAAATAAAACTGTTCCATCAAACCATTTTTTAAGACCATTAACTGAACGAGGATAAGCAATATCCTCTGGAGGTAGGCTCATGAACTCTGATCTGAAATCCTGTATGAACGTGTTCAATTCTTTCTCATCACCTGTCATGATAATCTTGAGTGCTTGTTTAATCTTCTCACGACATGGTGCTGGTGTTGATGACTTAACTGCTTCGATACCCATGATTTTAAGTTTGGGTTCATCATAACGAACACCTTCAATATCCCAAGCATTAAGAATGTATCTTTTCTTTGCAGTCCAAATACCCTTATCAGCAATCACCTCACGTTTCATCTGCATCTTTTGTTCATATGCATTTACATATTCAGCAAGTTCCTGATAGCACGAATCAATAAATGGTTCAATTTTTTCAGAGGCAAGCTTATCCAAGAAATTGACCACCTGTTCATTTGATGGTCGATTTTTGAATACTTTACTAACAAGTCGGTCAAAAGTAATGTACACCGAGTCTGTATCAGAAGCCAGAACGTAGTCCTCTCCTGTGGTATCAAGTATTTTATTAAGATATTCATTGATACTATTCTCAATCCATCGTATAGACAACTGACCAGAAGTAGTAATTGCTTCAGCAATGAGTAGATTATAATACCTAAACCAATTATTACCAATTGCACCATAAGCACTATTGAGTGCAATTTTTTTGGCCATTTGTATGTTGTTATATTTGGAAATGTCTTTAAGTAATCTTCGATCTTTAGTCTGTTCATATTTTTTCTTTGCCTCAATCATTAATCGTTTATACTTCACACGATCATCATACATTTTTTGCATAATCTCTGGCAAGAATCCCTTCTTGTCTGTTTTAAACAAAGCACCATTTGGTGTTAGTGCAACATTTTTCAGTATTGATGTATCTATTTCTTTATTTAACAATTTGTCAACTGTCATACCATTAACTTTTTGTTCTCCAACTAAAGTCTCAGGTGAGATGTTATATTGCATAATTAAATGTGGATATAGAGAATTTAAATCAAATGACATTACCCAATCATGCACACCAACTTGTGGGTCTTTTACATAAGCACCCTCAAACTTTTCAGATTTTTGTTTTGACTCTTTCTGTGGAATTACAATATTCTTTTTAATCAGTTCATTGTAAATAATCATATCCCAATACTTTACTGAACCAAGAACATCCATATAGTTAACCTTTGCTTCATAAGCCATAGTTAACAACAACTCAATTAGTTTCATCTTATCTTCAAGCTTGTCTACGATCTCTACGTCTTGAATATTATAATCAATGAACGATTGATAGTCTTTTATGTACCACTCTCTAAATGTCTCATATGGATTGTCATCTTTTCTTTCACCCAACTCAACGAACGCAATATGATCTAGTCGATACGATTCTTGATTGGTGTATGTAAACTTTCGATACAAATCATAGTAATCCAAGTGTGCAACACCTTGAATATCATACAACTGCATTTTACGACCTTTTTGAAATACCTCACGATCACTAACTCTGCCCCATGGCGATAGTCGATTGATTTGATCTTCATCTAAAATATTTTTAATACGATTGCAAACATAAGGTATGTCAAAGAACTCTGTGTTCCAACCAGTGATAATGTCTGGTTGTGTGCGTTCCCAAAATGATAGAAATTCTTCAATAAGATGTTTCTCATTATTACATCTTACATACACAACATCATCTCGATTGGTTTGATATTCGTCAACACCCCAAACTAGTATTTGTTTGTTCTGATGATTTTTAATTGTGATAGACAGTAGAGGTTCGATTGCTTCCTCTGGATTAGGAAAACCATTTTCACAAGCAACCTCAATATCAATAGTCACCATAATCAGTTTTTCAATATCCCAATCAACTACACCAGTGTAATTGTCTGATAGAAAACTGTATTGATATAACGTGTTACCCATTACCATGTGTGGCTGGTCTGAGTATTGTTTTACCCACTCACGAGCATCTTTAATGGTCTCATGTTGAATTGGTGCAACATTCCTACCATCTAAAGTTTTATAGCCTGTTTCTTTCGCAACTGGGCAGAATAGTGTTGGGGAATACTTTACTCTACGATTGACACGTTTACCATCTTTGTACTCTCGTAAAAGTAAATAGTTACCCCACGTTGATACGTTGGTATAAAAATTCATAAGTTATCATAATATATTTGGGCAAGTTTTGTCAAATGTTTTTTTGTTGATAGTCTTTTATTGCCGATTGAATTGCATCTTCTGCTAATACTGAACAGTGAATTTTTACAGGTGGTAGTGCTAGTTCTTCAGCAATATCAACATTTTTGATTTGTTTTGCTTCGTCTAGTGTTCGACCCTTTACCCATTCAGTAAGCAGAGATGATGATGCGATTGCTGAACCACAACCATATGTCTTAAATTTTGCGTCTACGATTACTCCATCATTATTCACTTGTATTTGAAGTTTCATTACATCACCACAAGCTGGAGCACCAACCATACCAGTGCCCACATTCTTGTCGTCTTTGTCTAGACTTCCAACATTTCGTGGATTTTCGTAGTGGTCTAATACCTTTTCGCCGTATGCCATTTATTCTTCTCGTTTCTTACCAATGTTATATTTAGTTTCTAACTCCCATTCATTTTTTTCTTTGAATGGAATTATTTTAATTTGACTTAAAGGAGCTGTCTCACCTTTACTTGTGAGTATGTTAACTAAACCCCATTCCTCAAGTAAACTAGCTATTGTATTACGTCTTGCAATATCATTTTCACTAATGTCAGTTTGCTTACCATCTAGTGAAAACAACTCTTTAAAATGTACAATGTAATAACGGCCCTGTTTGTGTAATATGTGGCATGATTGGTATAATTTTTTTTCTTTTCTAGACGCCACTCCAATACGAGACAGTGTTTCTCTTATCTTGAGAAAATCATCTGGCTCGTTTAGTTTTACTTCAAGCATACTATCCATTTTTTCCACCCTTGTTCAATCTATCCTTGATAAATTGTATTTGTTCATCATTGAGTACATCAAGAGCGGACTTTGCTTTTTCATTGTTGTATCCATAATACTCTTTAACATACTGTAAGTTTGTTACCTTACTCGCCTTCAACCAAGCAGTGTATCTTTTACGAGGTCTAAGAGTATTTAGAAGAAAGTCAAATTGTAACTTATTGTCGAGGTGAGATCGCATGTTTATCTCATTTACAAACTGTATTGTATCTGGAAATGGTGCAAGACACTTATTGACAATAAACGCTGGATACTTTTTTGTCCATGCTTCATCTTCACTATCCATCAACTTCTCTTTAGTCGTATTGATGGCATTTAGATATTCTTTTAGTTCATACATCTTTTTTATCTCTTAGTTTTTCTTTTTCTAAACTGAGTTTATCTTTAAAACTTATCACATAAGCTGCACCTGCTAGAATGGCAACGGCAGCTGCCTCTGCAAGAAGCATCAGAGGGTCTGCTTCTTTACTATGAAGAACAATAAGTCTACATAATGCTGTCATAGCAATAATGATGGGTAGTGTAACAGGAATTCGATTACTAACGTAAAATGCACCAACCATACCAATAATCTCAGCGTATATAAACAACAGAAATAAGTCACCCAGTTCCACTTTTAGATTTAAAATCATGTGATAAACATCTATACCAGCCGCAAACATTGTTAGTGTACCTATGACTGCTAGTAGAAGTTTTTCACTCCACAATGTTGTCCAGTGTAGTTTTTCATTTGTGATTTTCATCTTTGTAGAATTTAGATATTCTTTTAGTTCACGCATCTTTTTTCTTACACTTAAAAACAACACATGTTCTTAATTCATAGCACTGTCGTGACACTGGCATTGCTTGGTGTGGTAGAACTGCATCAAATACAGCAATTCGATTACCAACATAATCTACATACTGTGGTAGATATGGTGAATCAACCAGTGTACCACCAGCCCATTCTTTTTTCCAATCCAGTCTTGGATAGTAAATGACTGTAACGTCACCATCATCTGTGTGTAGGTGTGGTTCAATACCATGCGTATGTGCGTTCATGTAAATACGAATATAATCATAGTCTGATAAATATTTTGATCGTATTGTTTCCCAAAGTTGTGGAATATAATCAAATCCATTTGAATTACATTCTTCATCATCATGACCACATAAAACATGCCAGTGACGATTAACTCTATTGGCATGTGATTTGTAATTATATTTCCATGACACATCTCTCATTTGCAGGTCTATGAGTTCTGCAACATGTGGTTCTAATACATTATCATATACTTCTAACATCTATTTTAAATAGTGAACATCTGTAAGTTTAGCACAAGAGGTTCTTACTATTTCCTTCTTTTAATTTGCTTCATTAATCCAATAAAGTAACTTTTTGATTGCCAGTTTGAACTGTCATTCCATCAGTGCTTAAAAAGTCCTCGTTTTGTTTCTCTTGTGTTCTCTTTTGATGAATTTCAATAAATCTAGATATTACTTTTATGTTTTGAGTAATCCAATGTCTAGATGTTGTTGAACAGTCGGGCCCAAGTATTTCACCATTTCTGTTTACCTCGTATTGTCCTATTGGATATTTTTCATTACTCCAACCATCACAACCTTCGGGTAATAGCGTTATTAACTGTATTGTCATTTTTGTCTCCTACTTAAACTTCACTTGAGCCATGATCTCAGTTAGACAGGCAAGCATATTGATTTCTTGGTCTGCAACAAAGGCAGATTTGTACGAATAATCGGCAATAATAACTACAGCATGAGGTATGGTTGATGGGTCTAATACTTCATACAATGAGTCATATATTTTTCGATAGATACGAGATGGGTCGTTGTCTAGATTGTTAACAATCCACTTTCGTACTTGAGTAAACTCTTTTTCCTTGAGAGATGTCATTAGTTCATTTATACTCACATCAGACAAGTTCACAAGTATACCACTATCTATTGTTCCCGAAACAGAGTATCTTTGTATCTCATTCAACACTCTACGCCAATCGGGAAAGAACTTCATAACCAACTCAATCAAAACCTTCTTATCATAGTTCACGTTTTCGTTTACAAGAATGTTCTCCAAACGTGTAAGAAAAAATGATGCTAGTTTAGGTTTCTGTTCAGTTGGAATAGTAAACTCAACCACTGAACAACGTGAATGTAGTGGTTCGATTAACCTGTTTTTGTAATTACAAGTTAGTATGAACCCACAGTTACGATGAAATTCTTCCATGAAACCACGAAGTGCTGGTTGAGTTGATTGTGGATTTAGATAGTCGGCCTCATCAAGAATGATATATTTTCGACCACCCTCAAGTGATACTGTAGATGCAAAGTTTTTAATCTTGGTGCGAAGTACATCAATACCTGATTCCTCAGAACCATTTATCATCATACTTGTTGCTCCAATTTCATCTAGCACTGCTTTTGCAATTGTAGTTTTGCCCACGCCAGGCCCACCTGATAGAATCAGATTAGGAACATGTTTGTCATTAACAAATTGTTGAAATGTTTCCTTTAGATCACTAGGAAGAATACAATCACTGACACTAGTTGGGCGATATTTCTCTACCCATAAAAATGTTTCCATAATATTCTCCTAAGCTTCGTATGTTGAATCAGGTTCTAATGCAATCCAATACTCCACTTGTCCATTCTTAAAATGACTAATGTTTTTAGATGATACTGCCACAGTATAGTCACCATCAATCAGTTTAAGATTTTCAACCTTAAAATAGAATCTATAGTTATCACTGTTTGTGCCGTTTGTATCAACATCTAAAGAATAAGTATTTGCAGTATCATTCTTTTTATCACAAACAGATAACATAACATCTTGACCTTGTTGAGTTAGTGACATATCTGGAGCTCCAATCACACCAGCAGCTCGTTTGAGTTTTGTTAAGTCACTACTCTTTAAATTAAAATTAACCTCAGTCTCAGGCATTGTAATAGATTTACTTGGTGTTGTTACCACTGATGGGTCAGAATAGAAATACTTCAAAGCATTGTAGTCGTTGTTTTCCTCAACGATTAAAACAGAGTTTTCTCCAAACTGTAATAGTGGATTACTAAACAATGATAGGGAAGATAGAAACTCATTAAGATCATAGATTGCAATCTCTTTAGGAAAAGTTTCTTCAACCTCTGCCTGTGCCACAATGTTTTTCATGGCAGACATAGTGGTTAATGTATTGCCCTCACGAATCAAAAGATTTTGATTGATTGTGGCAAAGTTCTTTAGAACACTAATCGTGTTTTCACTTAATTTCATAATTACTCCATAATAAAGAGGGGAGCTGTATGCTCCCCATACATTTTACTTAACTTCAATTACTCTTGGCTTCTTTTCTTCTGGTACAATCTTTTCCATGTGTACTACTAACAAACCATCTTTTAGACTTGCGTCTTTCACCACTACGTCATCAGCAAGAGCAAACTCACGAGTGAATTTACGTTTTGCAATACCTTGATGAATTACATTTTCATCTACATCATTGGTTTCATTAGTAGACCTTACAGTTAAAGTTCCATCTGCTACCTTGACTTCAATGTCATCTTTTCCATAACCTGCTACAGCCATCTCAACTTGATAATTGAATTCATCTACCTTACGAATATTGTAAGGTGGAAATGGTGTAGTACGAGTGTTATTTGAATGATAGTTTTGTACTTGTTGTAGTACCCTATCAAATCCTATCATATGTGGCATTAGGCTCACAAGATCATTATATACAAAAGTTTTACTTACCATGTTTATCTCCTTTTCAGCAAGATTAAAAAAATGAGTCCCTTTCGGCAACTCGGTTTACACTACTATTTATACAAGAAAGGGTGGCACTATGACCACCCTTGTTCACTTTTTTCATAACAAATTATATTTGTACATCTGACGAAGTTTGGTCACCTCCTTCACCTTCATCAGAATTTTCTAGTGGATTAATACCAGCATCAATGTTGGAGTACAATTCCCAAAACGAATACTTTGTATCTTCATCAAATCGGGAAATACACAACTCAACTGCTTTCTTTTTATCATGAAAAATTGTATAGGCCTTGACAATGTGATCAAGACGGCGAGTTGAAATTACTTCATCAACACCACCTTCACTAAACAACTTACGAATGATTTCTGCCCAAGTGACTAGATTCTTGGCAAACTCATTATCAACCAGACCATACTTTTCCATAGCACCAAGAATAATTTTAGTCTCTGTACTAGGACTCGCATATGGTTGTTCGATTGTGATAGCAAATCGTTCTAGAAATGCCTCATTGAGAATGTTAGTACCAATAAAACGACCATCATCAGAACCCTTACCTTTAGTATTGGCAGTGGCCATGACGTTAAATCCTTCTTTTGGTGTAACCCATTTGTTTACCTTCTTGAGATAAACTCCTTTACCTTCTAGGACTGGTTGTAAACACATCAACTTGTTTGAACCAAGATCACATTCATCAAGTAACAAAGTACAACCACGTTCCATAGCCTCGATAACTGGGCCTGGCACGAACTTAGTTTCACCATTGACTAAACGAAAACCACCTAGTAAGTCATCTTCATCAGTTTCAATTGTGATGTTTACACGAATCAAATCTTTTTTAAGATTGGCATGTATTTGTTCAATCATCAATGTTTTACCATTACCAGATAAACCAGTGACGAATACAGGATAGAACATACCAGATTTTACAACTGACTTAATCGTGTTGAAGTGGCCCCATGGCACAAATCCTTCAAACTTTGATGGAACTAGATTTTGTACTTCCATATTTGTAGCGATTAAGTTAAGAGTTGAATTATTATTTTGTTGTACCTGTTCGGACAACATTGGTGTTGGTTGTGATGTTGTTTCGTCACCATCACTTGGTAGTTTGTACTTACCACTACCAACACGATATTTTTCTTTTTTGAACCAAGATGGTCGGCTCATACCAATTTCATCTGCGAATTCGTTAATTTCAGATCGTGATAGTATCGCCCCGATACCAAATTTTTCAGATGCATGATCAACGAACTTTTGTTTCATGGGTGTTAAATTCAAATTTACCTCTCTATTTCCTAGTTTATATAGCCATTATACTGGGTTGGAGCATGTTTTGTCAAGGCTCCAACCCCTTGATTTATAAGTAGTTTTAAAAAAATTATGCAACCAAATCAATGAACTTTCTCAAAACTGGTCGATTATTAGACTTTTTAGTCAGTTTTTTAGAAAATGCTTTCTTGATCTGAGCCTTTGATGAATTTTCATCAAGTTCAATAGATTCCTCTGACATATCTATTGAAGAAGGTAAAATGTAGTATTCATCATATCCAGCATTTTTAATAGTCAAAACATTTTGCAAACGTAATTCTTTTTGACATTTTTTGATAGAGTCATCATTCCAATCGTTGGTAATACTACCAATAGTTGATCTAGTAACTTTACCATTTTTACCACTACCAGCAATGAAAAATCCAGCAATGGTAATATCTGGAATACGTTTTCTCAGCATCTGTAAAAGTTCTATTGTCATGTTTGTACGCCACAGTCTTGGATTGTACTCTGATATTTCTGCATTTGTTTTTCTATCTCTTACAATGATTTGTGCTCTGTTTGCATTTTCTCTGTAACGTAAATCAGTGACACGCAATTCGCCCTCATGACTTTCAAATGTTTCATCAACAGGGTGACTATCCCCATCAGTCAAGAAAACTACATTTACTTTCTGAACACCAGATTGTTTTTTGAACTCAGGAACTAAATCCATAGCTGCAATAATTGTATGGTTTAATGGAGTTCCCGATAGCACGTAGTTTTTAAGTACATCTTTGAATTCAAAATCACGCCATGGCGAAAGGGCTGCAATTGAAGCATTCCAAGAGCGATCTACTCTAGTTACTGAATAATAATATGCAAGATTATATAAAATTTCCATCATACGATTTTGTTGTCTTTTATTCATATTACTTGAAAAAAAGTTTAACAAGGTCAGATCAGAAATATTTAAATCACCAACTTTTGTATGTTTAGGTTTAGAGAAAGATCGGCGATTGTGAGCACCATCACTGAAAGCATAAACTTCAAAAGGTATCTTTACACTATCACAGAACCAGACTAAACTAAACAATTGTTTCACAGTATCTAGTAGATTATCTGACATTGAACCATTC